TGTACATCTTGAGTTTGCTAAGTCCTTTGCATACTCAAGATGTACACCCTTAAGATATACAAGATTTGCAGTCTGGAACTCTGGGTCATATTCAAAGATAGATACGACCATAACGTCTCCGGTCGTTTCCCCGCCGCTTATCGGGTCAATACCAAAGTAGTATTCTTTCCTTGGAAACCCCATAAGCCTTATAGGACATCTTTCGCTACAAGCATCTAAAAACAATGAAGGAGGATAAAAGATGTTTTGTTGAGAAATAAACTTCCCGTAATACTCTGCCCCAAATAGACCAGCATCATCTTTTAGTGACCTCTTGACTTCTTCGACGATATCTTCGTTAATATAGCCTGGAGAAGGATCGTCTACAGTCACTATATCGATCATGTATTTTCCTCCATCGTTTTCGAGGAAATGCTCAAATTCTCTATGATAAGGAGTATCGGCAAACCCGCCGGTTCCAGAGTTGATTATGCTAAAAGCAGGGTCTGACTCAACCCCTATCTTCTTTTGCCTTACTCTCTCCATCGGATTCTGACTAACACTAGCAAAAGGTTTAACCACAACATCCAATGCGAATTGAGGAACATCTTGTCGCTCGTCTATCATTAGTCTCGTAGCTCTTTTTGATCTAATCTTTTCACCAGTACCCAAAGGTAAGGCCATTATCTTAGATCCGGTCTTTGAGTTTATCTCTCTTTGGTCTGGGTTTCTCTTTGGTTCTCCATCAAGACAGCTAAGCCCAATAGAAGAATCGTTTCCCTTCTGCCCGGTGACAATGTTTGTGGCTTCTTGCCACATCTGAGAAGATTGCCTGAAAGACGGGGCAACGATAATGACAATCTCATTGGTAAAGAGTGCTGTTACCAATAGAGAGTAAAGCCCCCCTAAGAATGTTTTGGCAACTCCACGGCCACCTAAGAGCATATAGAATGGCTTAAATTGCCACCAGTTACGCAACACCATTGCCTGATGCCAGTCCAACGAGATGTCATACAAAACTTTAGCGGCATAAACCGGATCATATCTAAGATGTTCTATTAGCAAAAGCTCTGACTCAGTTAAGAGATTTTTTTTTACAGCTTCAAAGTAATGCTTCGGAATAGATACCTGATTTTCCTCATCGTTTCTTATCTTTTTCCGGAGATTGGATATCTCTTCTATTTGTTCTTCGGTAAGCGTCTTGCCCACCTTTTCTTTTCGTATCTGTCTAAGTAAGTCTTTCTGGGGAGTGTCATAATATTTGTCATAAAGCCTGATTAAGTCAGCAAGATTGTTCTTAGACTCATCTTCGGCTCTGTATTTCTTCAGTATAGACAAATCAGACAAAACTCTGGAAAGCGAAGTCCTTGTGGAATCGATCTTTTTGTATAATTCGTCGTCAATAATCTCGTTATTGGCGACCATCATCTCTGCTTGTTCTGTAAGTTGCATTAACCTAAGCTCTAATACGATAACCGTATGTATCTGAGAAGAATCGGCAGGATTTCTGAGGTCATACTCAGCAGCAAACTCCTTGCTCCTCTTCTCTATAAACTTCTTAGGTCCATGCTTTCGAAAGTAAGCATAATTCTCGTCGTTAAATAAGGGGTCGTTAGGGTCAAGACTGATAGGCTTTGGCCTATTCTTTAGTTCTTCTGCTTCCTGAGCTTCCTGTAGTTTGCGGGTCGCTTCCTTTTGCTCCCACTCCCTAAGCCTTGAGGCATAAATTTTCTCGGCTCTCTGAGCGAATACTTTCTGATTTCCGGGTAGCATAGCCGCAGTGGTCAATTCGACCATATCTTGTCTAGTAAAGAGGTCAAGATTTGCGTCTTTGCCTAGGATCTTCTTCAAATCAGTATCAATGGAATCTCGGACAAGTTTCTTCAAGTAAAACACCACCCTATTGACTGTCCCCATATAATAATCCAGAAATAGGGTGTGTTTTATATAAATGTAACATCTAGTTTACTTTAGGGTTATTCCTCAGTAAACTCCTGAAATGCGTCATCCCTAACTATGCCTAATCTTTCTTTCCATCCACTAATACCTAAAGCCAGTAACTTTTCTTCTGTCACCATACCTCTCTTGAAAAGAATCGATGCGAAATGTTTATTTAACCTTTTGATAAACATAGATATACCATTGGGAAGTGCATGAGTTTTTCTCAAGACTCTGGAAAGCTCTGTCTTGGTTATTTTGTTTAGTAAGTAATCAAGATAGGAGTCGCATTGTTCTTTTGTTAAGCGAGGTCTGGAGGAAGAAAGGGTAAATATCTCGTAGATTAAGCGGCGTGATACCGCAACAAACCATTTCTGGTAAGATTCGTCAATTTCTATGCTGTCTTGGTCGTCAGCAACGGACGTGACGAACTTATAGGAGTTCCCAATCTTCAAGACGAAAACATCAAGATCCTGGGCAGTAGGAGCAAAGTTAGCTACATCGTGATAGTCAGAATGCCTTATAACTTCGCTCTTAACCGGCCTATGCTCATTCTGAAGAGAGATAATAATGTTTCTCAAGACTCCTCTTAGCCACTTGGCCGTTGAGTCTCGATCCCCTTCAAACCTATTCTTTTCCGTCCAATATAGTAAGAATAACGATTGCTTTAGGTCATCTTTCTCAATTGATTTTGGAATATCTTCCGTCGCCAATAAAGACGGAATGATACTGTCATAAACAAGCTGGTCAAATCCAGACCAAACGTCTTTATTCTGTCTATTTGCCACAAAAGCCCCCTTAAAAAATCTCGTCTGTGTTTTTGAATTTGACCCGTCTGTATTAAGGGGAAGTCTTGCCCTGAACTTACTTCAAGAAGTACCTCAAAGTATCTACCTTCAAAATGTTCGCTATCTCTGCATTTGCTTGATCGATATAGGCATACCTACCCATTGACCGATATGCCTCCTGTTCTCTATCTACAACTTCTTTTGCCGGAGTCAGAGAATCTACAAACTCGTCTATTGGCCTAAGCTCTAATGAATCATCCGCTACCCGGACAATATAGATGCTACCTACACCACGCTCTATGTGAGCTGCGTCAATTAAACCCTTCACTTTTAGATTGGCTAGAATAGTAGATACTCTCCCTACTGTTAGATTTGTTGCCATCGCTAAAGGTTTAATTCCTATATATCGTACCGTGGCAGCCTCTCCCTGACCGGCTGACAGGAGAGCGATTGAAAAGTATAATGATTTCCACTCCTCTTCTATGAACAGGGCTGTTGAAAACAATTCCTTGGGCATTGTCTTCAGAAAACCAACAATATCTTTACTAATCCCAGAAATAGGTCCTCACTCTCCTTTCATCAATTATATTACCACCATCGTTTCTAGTTGTCAAGTGGTTTTTCTTTTTCCCTCGAAAACTCTAAAATTTACATTATGTAAGGTTTCCAGAGATCACAAGTAATATGAAGAGTATAATCGATAAAGACACACAATGGATCGAAATTTGGCTTTTTACAGCAACAAAGAAGATAGGTTTCCGATATGACTTCTATTGAAAAGAGACGGGCATTTAGCCCGTCTCTATCCCCTCTAAGAAGAACTCTCTATCTCTAATGTTGGGTTCCCAAGGAACTTCTGGCTTCTCTTCATAGATAATATACCTAACCATATCATGGTAGACATTCCTCATAGTCGGGTACAGCTTAAATAGCATATCAGCAACATTAGGCAAGATCAGTTTCATCGCTTCGTAAAGCATTGTCGCAAGTTCAGCCGTCTCGCTTTGGGCATGATATGAAAGTCTCTGATTCAAGATGTTCATAAGGCTTCTAGCATTGACTTTGAAATAGAACTTGGTCATAAGCCCTTGCGGAAGTATCATCCGAGCTGTGCCACGAGTAATGCCCTTGCTCATAAGTTTTTTGTACACATTAACAGCTTCCCGGATAACGGCAAGATAATCTTCTCGTTCTGCCTGGCCCATTTCTGGCACATAGAAACCGTTTTGTGTCCCATTGACATATCTACCCGATAACTCGTTCGGAGAAGCTAATCTATGTCTAAATAGTTGAGTCCGAACAGGTATGGGGGCATGAATAAAGAATTCGAAATCTACATGCTCAAAAGGACTCCCGTGGCCATCGTTAAGCAGTCTCCAAAGCAAGCGTTCCTTGGCTTTTGTATCTTCTCTGTTGTAACTTATTCTGGCAACCTCACATATTCTGTCCTCATCGCCCATATAATCAACTAAAGCAACTGCCGAGGCTCTTCCGGACCAAGCATGTTTTATTTCTCTCATGCTATGGCCCCCATAAACATCTGGGAATAGCCTTGCCACATTGAAATTACATCTCCTGTCTTTGGGCATATCACTTGGGTTAAATCAACTTTTATAAGCGATTTGCCAGGATACATATAGCAATAAGCACTTACAAAATTCCCCAGACTAACGTCGCTTGGAAGCCTGAATCCCACCGAAGCACTATGATAGTACATTTTTACTGTCGCAAGCTTAGTCGCTCCATATAGAGATAAAGGAGAGGATTCTGGAATAAGATATAAGAACTTCTGATCTGTTAGGTAAAGTTCAACAGGTCCCATGAAATTATGGTAGTCTTTAATGAATCTTGTCGAGATTCTTAGGAATCGGTTTGAAGGATTGTCAGCGATATTGCGTACGGACGCATATGGAGCTTTGGCAAGCCTTTTGAGCCGATTCCCATTTGTTGTATTGACATCGTGTCTCATAGAAGAAAGAAGTTTTGATTTCTGTTTCTTGTTCTTCGACAATTCCTCAAGGAACGCATCGATCTTCTTGTTCATGAAGTCAAGATGTTGCACTAAAGAGTTTATCTTTGTTTCATAGTCTTGCGTTGTCCTATTTGGCTGTTCTGTTGCAGTAAGATCCATTACCATGCCTCCTTTATTTAACAATGGTCTCAATAGCTTTGAGTAAGCCTTCGGGATTACCTAAGTCCTTAGCCGAGCCGTGGGGATCAAGGAGGATTATCTTTGACTCACTTAGGCATATTGCATCACCGTCAGGCGTTATCCCTAAAATTTGGGATCTTGTTGCCGTAGAAGTTTTCTTGTCGAATTTAGCTCTTGACATTACAATGTCTGGAGATTTGATTAGAATAAAGGGTCTGTCATCATATTTCTGTAGAGCAGAGAGAGAAAGAACAGTGTTGGAAAAACTACTGCTTCTGGTTTTGCAGAATCTTATTGCAAAATCCTCACAGTAATAGACGCTTCTATCTTC